CATCTAAACTGAAAAGACATTTGGTCAACATCCCCTCGTTCGATACTTGTTCGAGCGTCTTTGCCCCAAGTTGTATCAGGTGGAGTAATGTCAACGGACAGTCCCTTCTCGTCCGATTTAAGTTCTAGTGTTCCATTTGTTGTTCGTCCTAATACTAGGTCCGAGTTATGGTTCCATAGAGCTCTAACATCTTGCTTCTCGGCTATTGCTCTGTTAAAAGCACCGTCTGCAATACGTTCTCTAAACCCTTGCATCATTGGCGACCATTCATTATAAACAGCAGCATGACCACGTAACTTTCCTTCCTTGGCTGAAGAAGCTTCTAGTTTGAAAGTTCTTTTTTCCATCTTAGGCATCGTTGTCCTCCAGTATAGTAATTAAAGCATCACTAGTATATCCATTTTGCTGTAACAATGCTTCGACTTTGTCCACAGTAACAGAATGTTCCATTTCAGCAAAGGCACAATATGAACGAGTGCAATCTTCAATAAAGCTTCTGAACCTTTTTAATTTCAAGTTACCAGAAGCAGTATCTATCTTGTGTCGCTTAACAATGCGTTCAGCAATGTCGGCCTGTAGCGGAAGTAAGCTTCGCTTAGGGTTCGGTGAACCGTCTTTTGCGTCTGCTAAATCCTGTTTAGGGCTTCCTGGATTACTCTGTTCGCCAGATTCTTGTTCCTTTATTTGTGAGTCTGCTAATTCCCTCATTTTGTCTAATGGTATGTAATTCATTGGAGCAATATAAATTTTACCTTGTTTTTTAGGTAGCGGATTCATGTTGTCCATTGCACGTATTTCATCTGCATTAAGCCAACCATTTTGACGGGCGATGGCATAGCCTTCCATACGGCTCTTAAAGTCCCCACGTAGCAAAGCATTAGTGTTAAACTCGCAGAAATACTTCTGCCTGTCTTTTACACCAAACATAGAAGTCTTCAGTTGTGCTTCTATTCTAACAAGCCAAGGTCTGAGACAGAAAGTCACAAACTTAATTGACATGTCTTCTTGCTTCATGGAAGTCTTAGTAGCCACTCCAATCATCTCAGGTGGAACATTAAATATACGACAAATATCAACAGTTTGATATTCTCTTGTTTGTAAGAACTGTGCATCGTTAGGAGCAACCTGCAAAGCGTGATACTTCATACCTTCTTCAAGGATACTTAGCCGCTGTGCGTTTGCTAATCCTTTATGCCTGTCATTAAAGCTCTTTTCTAGACGCTTATAAGCCTTATCTCCAAGCTTCAACGGGTGCTCTAGTATGCCTCCAGGACGTGCTCCATTTCCAAAGAAAGTAGCACCGAACTCTTCAGCAGCTAAGGATAGTCCAATAGACTGCCTAAAGTAGTCTATGGCCGACAATCCAGTTATACCGTTAAAACCCATTCCAGAAATGTGCAACATTTTATCTTGTCCAAATGTCTTATACGTTCCGTCAGGTAAGCTGATTCTGTATAATAGTTTGTTCGTTGTTTCATCCCTATAAGGCATTACTCTATCGTTAGGTATCGGCCAGAGTGCCAAAGGCTTCGGACTCCATGTGCCGTAATCCTTTTCCGCATAGAAGTTACCCCTCATAAGCAGGTGAACAACTGCCATTTCGAAAAATGAAAAAGAAGTCATTTCTGGATTAGGTGCATATTTCAAAAGAGAAAACAATGAGTTCTCATAAGCCTTCTCTTTCCCGTTCTTAGTTCTTTCAAATGTGTTTAATGGTAAGCTTGCTACGCTCTCCGCTAAGAGGCGTATACAGCTCCATACAGCAGTAGCCTGAAGGCTAGTTTGGTCATTAACAACCACACCAGCACTCGAAGTGGAGATAGGCGCAAATAACTCAACGATATCCGGAGAGCTCATTTTATACGTTTGACGCTTTTCTACGTCCTTGCTTTTGTCTAAGCCAATCATTAAACACCTCTATTAATATTGTAGCATAAAAACTGAGTGTTCGCAAGTTTATTTTTTAGCCTAAACTTTTGAGCTCTCTATCTTCATACACGCTTGTATTCGCTAAATCGCGCAAAGCACCATCGTTAGCCATTATCATCGAGATAATACCATCGATTCTAGACGTGCTTGTTGCCTTATCGGGTTTTATGTTTCCAGAGGGATCCTCCTTTACTGCAATATTTCCTGCCATCCAATTGAGCACAGGATTGTTTCCGTGGTATAATGTAGCGTCTACTATACGCTTCATAAATTCCTTCGAAGCAGGGCTCATGGAAGCCATTCCCTGCCTAAACTCAACCATTACAAAGCCCTCGTCCATCATGTCCTTCACAAGTTCTGTTGCACACCAAGGGTCATACGCAACATTCTCTACAAGGCACATCTCGGCTAAGTTCCTAAGCCAGTTCAGGATATACTCTTTACGTATAGTCAATCCTGGAGTAGCCGTAATATAGCCATCTCGCACCCACGCATCATATGGAACTTTATCCCTGTCTATCTTCTGCCGTAGGTTTCCCTCTGGTATCCAGAAGTGGGATAAACACCGTATGATCCCTGTTTTCTTGTCAGGGAAAGCAGCTACAGCAGCCGTCAAGTCAAGTGAGCTTGATAAATCAAGTCCAACGAAACAATGTTGGTCAACAAGGTCTTCTATAGTGTAATCATCGCCAGCAGACTTCATCCATACGTCCATGTCCAGCCAACGAACAGATTGTTGTGTCCATATATTAAGGTATAGACGTTTAAACGTGTTCTGATAAGCAGGAACATTCTTAGCTCTCTCGCACTGTGCTACAAGGAACTCATACTTAATGGATATACCTAAGTTAGGATTCGCCTTATACCATACAGCAGGGTCTTTCCAGTCGTCCTCCTCTGTAACAGCGTAGATAAGGCCGTAGAATGTAGGGTCAACAATAGAACCATTAATAACTCTTTCTGCGTAGTCGTGTTGTTCGTAACAAATAGTTGAACGGTCGAAACCAGCAGTAGTAATAGCAATCATTAATGGTTGTCTACGTGAACCCATTGATGTCGCTAGAACGTCCCAAAGTTCTCTATCCCTAGCAGCATGAAGTTCATCATATAGAACAGCATGTGCATTCTGTCCGTGCTTAGAGAAAGCATCGGAGGATAAAGCTTGGAAAAAGCTGCCTGTCGGCCTGTATATAATCCTTTTCTTGGAACGGACAACTTTGCACACCGCATTAAGTTCTTCATTGTTCTCAACCATAAACGCAGCAGCTTCAAAGATAATAGCAGCCTGTTCCCTGTCAGCAGCAGCCGAATAAATCTCAGCACGAGGTTCATTATCCGCAGCCATAAGATAAAGACCAATAGCAGCTATTGTCTCTGTTTTACCGTTCTTACGTGGTATCTCTATGTAGGCAGTTCTAACTATACGATTACAATACTCGTCTACATTACCAAAAATAGGGTTGATAATGTCGTCTATCTGCCATTGTTGTAACTCAAAAGGTTTACCAGCCCACTCACCTTTCGTATGACAAAGACAGCTGACAAAGTCTTTTACTCTGTCAGCCCTACTTTGATCAAACATCAGCCAGTGCCTAGTAGATTCTTCATTTTGGATTCCTTCTTAGTTGGCTTCCCGATTTCCAAGTTTATTCTAGTTCTAGCTGACGGTGTCAGTCCAAACTCTTGGCAAAAAGCCCTTACAGTAGACGCAGCTTGATTCTTGATGGCAACCTGTGGGTTAGGTTTCACTTGACCTTGCTCTGTCTCGTAAGTCAGTCCTTCATTCTCTATCTCTAGCGCAGCTTGAACCATCGTGGCGTAAGCATCACAGTATGCCTCTAATGCAGCAGCATCAGCAGCATATAATATTTTAAGTTCCCTCAAAATAGGGACTACTCGCTTATACTCACAAGCAGCTATGTCATTAAGCCATATCGGTGCTTCTAACTCTATAGGTGTTTCCGGAATAGGTTCTCCAGCAAGAGGTGCTTTCCCCTTCAATACTCTTAGGTGCGAAGGTTCTGGAGGTGGTCCATGAATTCGTCCCATTACTTATATCTCCTTCCGTGTCCAGGTTTCTTAGTATGGCATGAGTAACAAAGTGCTTCTAAGTTCTCAAAATCATGCCATGCTCCTCCATCCTTAACAGGTGTCTTATGATGCACAATTTGGGCTTCTTTTGTTATACCATTCTTTTTGCACATCTCGCATAAGGGGTTCGCATTGATGTAAGAACGTCGTGTCTTTTTCCATTGTGCGTTGTAGCCACGTGAGTGAGCTGAACCCCTCTCCTTATCATACTCTTCCTTTCTACTTTGTTCGTGTTCTTTGCAATACCAAGAAGTAATCGGAACACGAACATTGCATCCAGGATGGGAGCAATACTTTCTATCTGCTTCTTCATGCCCTGCATGAAGCTCACAAAATCGAGTAGTAGTTAATTTGTTACAAAATGGGTATCTGCAACGTCTTAATTTATTACCCATTTATATTATACCACACTTTGCTTTTGAAGTTCAAGCATAGCTCTTACTCTGTGCCTATAATAAATTAAAAACGAATCTATATCAATATCTACTATTGTTTTTACATTTACCATATTGTCGCCTATGTTGCCATACATACGCACCCGCCAAGCAATACGAGAAAGCTCAATGAAAGTAGCATGGATGGAATACACAGAGGAACAATGATCGTGACTGGGAAACACAGAGGGT